GGTTATGCCAAAAATACTAGCCACCACAAGAATCCACAGGTTTGTAAACCAAGAAGGGAGCGACTGGAAATATTCAAAAAATAATTTTACTTTCTCCATAGCTTCGGGATCGTCTGACATCACTGCCCACATTAAAACAACTATTGGTGCAGAGATGATGACAAGTACAAATTCGTCCTTATAATCGTTTTGCCTAGCTTCTAAAAGTTTGCCCTGGTAAGCCTCCTCACCTCGAGCCATCTTTTCTGCATGCATTAACTGTGCATCAGACATTGCCATTTTTGTTTTTTGTCGATTTGCGTATATCTTACTACCTGCTTGTAGTGCTATTTTTGCTAAACTAAACCACGCCATTATAAACCTCCAAAGTTTTTTAATTCTTCTTTTTTCTCTTTAGCATGACAAATTTTAGATATCAACTTATCTACTTCCTCGATATGTTGTGGATGTTCACCAATTCCGACTGGATTGGTAAGGTATATTTTTATTGTAGCATCGCCATCAGCTATTTCAGCATCGTACTTTTTATCTAAAGCGTCTAATATTGCTTTTGCAAAACTCATTTTACTCCAATAAATTTAAAACCTCTTATCGCCTTTCCTACTCCTTTTATCCCATCTGGTCGGTGAGGGCAAGTGCCTCTTCCACCTGTTTTCATTTTTACTGGAGGGACGATCGGATTTGGCCCTCGTTTTGGTGGAGGACCAAATCTGACACCGCCACTCTTATACGCCTTGAAAGGGAAAAAGTTAGACGCAGTAAAAGATTCAGTAGTTTTTTTAACAGGTATAATTGGTTTTTTCAACACTGGTTGTATTGAATCGTTTCCATTATCCCCTCCAGTCGGAGGAGTAGGTGCTCTTTTAGTAGGAACTGTATATATTGGAGATCCTGATAATCTTGCTTTTGCTATGTTTTTTTCTATTTGTGGAGTGGTTAATTGTTTAATTTTACCAGTAGCTCTTTTAGCTCCCTCATAAACTAATCCTAAACCTGAAACATCAAAAACTTTTTTTCCAACAGCACTAATAGTTGCCCCCACGTTAATTTTATTACCCCCTCCAGATCCTGATGATCCATTTCCTCTAGGTCCTTTGCCAATTGTTTTCGAACTATATGCTTGCCCACTTCCATTCTCTCCATAAGATGTTGATGTATATGATGATGCTGGCGTTGTACCGTAAGCCTCCCCTTCATAATCAAATCCACCTTTAGATTTTTTAATAACGCCTTTTAAAGTTCCCTTATTAGCTGATGCGTAAAAAACTCTATCAGCATCTTTACCGTATTGCTGTTTAAAAGACTTTTTTATTTTTTTACCTTTTTTTGTTAGCGGCATTTTTATCCTTTTGTACTTGAATTTTTTCTCTAGCAACTTTTATTCTCTCTGCTGCTTGATCTTCTTGGTTTTCTAACTTCATTTTTTGTATTTCAAGGTTTTCCTCGATCTCATTTTCTCTTATTTCATTAGAATCCATGTCTTGCATTGTTTTTCTTTGAACTTCCATCGCTCTTAAGTCTAATTCTCTTTGTTTTAGTGCAACTAGTGGGTCTCTATTAGTCTGAGTCTCTGCTTGTGCTAACTCAGTTGTAATTTCAGCTATTCTTCTAGCCACCATAGCATTGATTTGTATCTGTGCACCTTGTGGGTCCTGATTTATTAAAATTTGCATGTCCATATCCGCAGCTATTTGTGCACCAACCTCACCTTGAGCCTTCAAACTTACGTGTTGAGAGATGTGAGCTTGCAAGTTTGCATAAACCATTGGATTAATCTGTACCATTCTTGTAGCCATGAATGCTCTATGAGCTGTAATGTGTGCATCATGGTCTTGTTCAGGGAAAGCTTGCGGAATTTTCATCTGCATTGCTTCTAAATTTTCTATTGCAGGGTCTTTTGGTACAGGAACTTCGTCTGGTCTTAGTAAACTATCAATGTCTTTTGTTCCTAACGCTTCGTAAACTCTTCTGTATGCCTCTCTGATGTTGTGAAGACCAGGATTAGAGATTGCAATTTTTAAATTTTCGTTTGCAAGTGTAACTCTTTGTGCCATAGAGTAAATATTTGGGTCTGCTACTGGAATAACGTCTACTCTATCGTCAAAATCTTGCACTTTGATCATACGATCAGCACCATAAACTGAATATGGGTAGACGGGCGGTAGATAAACTGAAAAAATTTTACCTAAAAGTCTAAATTCTTTACGCATAGCGTAGTAACAACGCTTGTGAATTGCAGACATGACCCGTGATCCTCGTTCCAAGATTGCAATAGTGCTGCCTACTGCACGATTTTGTGCATCGTTACCGACAGACATGTCCGTAATAGCAGCGAACCTCTGACCAGCTTGCACGACAAAACCTAAAAGTTGGTATAATGTACCGCTTGGTTCTTTAAATGGTAAAATTTGAAACTGATCTTTGATGTTTCCGCCAGGTGCATCAACGTCTCTGAACTCACCAGGCTGAAAAGGTTGGTCATCATCCCTGATTCTGATACCACGGCTCTTGAACCCTGCTGGTAAATTGCTCAAAGTTCCCGCATCAAGCAACTGTCTTAAAGCTTGTGTGGCTGTTCTTGATAATCCACCAATCATATGTATTAAACCAAAACCATAAAAGCCTAATCCTGGTAAAAATTTGTAGTGAACAAAATATTCTTTTCGTTTTTTAGTTTCATCATCAATATCATAGTTTCTATAAATTGATAAAATCTCACCTGAACCTTCATCAATGGTTACAATGAAAGGAATTTTTATATCTTTTTCTGGGCTCTCTGATGTATACTCATTTAAATTTAGATCAACATGCATTTCTAAAATATTAAATCCATATTGTTTATCACCTGATGGTGTTACTCCCTCTAATTCTTGGTATTTTTTTTCTATATCAGTCATACCTGTTTGAACAGGTTTTAATTCTACATCTCTATAGAAGCCTGACTTCTGTTGTTTGATAATATCGTTCTCACTCATTCTAACAACGTGAGTAATTCTTTCGCATTCTAATAAATCGGTAGCGTAATACGGAACGACTAAATCTTCTGCCGGTACAAATTTTGCAACAGCCCTTTGCATAATTTCATCAAAGTAAATTTTTTTAAATGCAGATCCTGCTAATGGTAAATAGAATAACATTTGATCCATGTCTGGAGTGTACTCCTCCATTTTTTCTAATAACATGTAATTAAAAAATTCTTGTACTCTAGTAGCTTGATTAATTTTATCATCACTTTGAGCACCGACTACTTGTGCTCTAACAGGTCCATCTGATGGCACTAATTCTTTATAAGCTTGTGCTTGGAATTGCGTTACAGCTTCCGCTAACAAGGGATGAGTAACAGAAGCTGAACCCTTAAAAGGTCTAGTCATCTCGGTATATTTAAAACCTAACAAGTCTAAACCTTTTGTGTAACCAGTTTCCCAATCTTTTCTGGAAACTTTATCTCTTTTATATTCTTGTACTAAATCGCTAGACAGTTTGCTTAAAACTTCATTCGAAAGTCTTAATGCAACGTTTTCATAAAACTCATCAATAATTTCTGCTCGATCACGAATTTTTTCTGCTTCAGAAGTTTCGCCTTCAAGCTCAATATCGACTTCTTCGTTTGGAGTGTCAATTTCCAAATCCTCTGTAATTTTTTCGACTTCTGCCATTACATTAATTTTGTTGGTTTTACTCTAGCTAATCTTCCGCCTCTTGCTTTAATCATCTTACCTTTTTTTGCACCCATGCCAGCTCCAAAAGGATCGATTCCGAAAAATTCACTTTCTGGTACTACTTTCATACCTTTTGGAATTTTCGGTCTTAAAGGGTTACCACCTGGGATACCTCTTTTTTTTATGAAAGCAGGAACTCTTTGCTCATTCATTTTTGTTGCAAACATAGGTTTTGCTTCCATAGCACTTTTTTTGATAGCTCTGTTTGCTGCCATCTTGTCCATGCCCATTTTAGCACCTGCACCTAGAATTCCTAAAGCAAGAATTTTTTTGAGTCTTCGCTTAGTTTTTTTCTTCATATGTTCTCCTAATAGTATACGTATTTTCTATTTTTGTATCTTGTAACTTCATCTTCATCTGAATAAGTCGAAACAAAATATCCTTGCCGGTATCTTAACATAGCCTGCGTAGTACTATCAACATAATCGTCGTGTTCTCCATGAGGAAAAGCTGCACATTCCTCAATAACTTCTTCAGCAAATTTTTCATCCTTTGGATAATAAACTTGTCCAGACTCAAAAACAGGGGCAACGGCGTTGACCCGTGAGTGTTTGTCTTTTCCCCGTCCGGGTGTAAAATCCATTACAGGTATACCCATTCTCCTAAATTCTTGAAGCAAAGGTTGCCCCGAAGCTTTAGCCTCAATAATTGTAGTTTCAGGTTGCCAATATTTATATTGATCTAATGCAACTGCTTTTAACTCAGGAAAATCAAATCTTCCTCGAATAGCATCAATCAACATAATAGCATCAGCAGCACCGTCTTCAGGTTTAAATATTCCCCAAGTCGTTATCGCTGAATAGTCTGCTGTTTCTTTTTTAGAAAACGCTGTATCATAAGATTGTATTACATGTTTTAGTATTGGCATTTCGTAGGGCCAAGGAATCCACCAATCTCTTTTTATGATAGCCCCCTCCTCTGATGAAGGCTCTTGCATATATTGTGCCGACCAATTTCTCACGGACAACGATGCTTTAACTTTTTCTAATTCTTCTAAATTCCAATATTCTGGCCAAACAGGATTACCACTTGGTAGTATTGCAGGGAATGAAATTTTTTGCCATTTATCTGCTTTAGGTTCAGATTCTGATTTTATTAATCGACCAGTTAAATCATCTTGTGCCCATCTCGTCATCACAAGTACAATTGAGCCTCCAGGTTGTAAACGCTGTCTTGGTCCAGAAAGATACCAATCAAAAGTTCTTTCCATAGCAGAATCAGATAATGAATCTTGTTCCGTGTGTGGGTCATCAATAATCAAAAGATCCGCCCCTCGTCCAGTAATAGAACCGCCTACCCCCGCTGCATAATATTCGCCACCTTGATTGGTCTCCCAACGTCCTTTTGCTTTTGAATCTTCTCGTAGTTTAACATCTCCAAAGATTTCTTTAAACTCTGCACTATCAATTAAATTTCTAACCTTTGCACCAAACCTTGCTGATAACTCTGCGTTGTGAGATACCTGCATTAATTTCATTTTTGGATTCTTTCCAATCATCCAAGCTGGAAAGTAAACAGAAGCAAATTCAGATTTTGTATGTCTTGGAGGCATATTTACTATTAATCTGCCTTTTTTATTTTTAGCTATATTTGTAAATTCATGAGCGATATGCTGATGGTGGCCCCATCTATTTGGGTCCTTATCTGTTCTACATATAAACTCTGGCCAAACATTCATTACAAAATATAAGAAGTTGTCCTGACATAGTTTAATATGTTCTATCCAGGTTCTCTCTACCTTCAATCGTAATTGATCTGTTGTTAATAAATTTGTGTCAGACATGACATTTTATATCCTGTTGGGTCCCCATTTAGTTTCACACTACACTACATGTATTTTT